TGATCCAACAACAAGCCATGCAAGCCAGACAACACACACATGACGAAATGTGCCAAACAGATGCCAGAGATCAGTGAACATCACCAGAAATGTTGCTGAGAATGGAAATCTCTCTTGATATTTTAATCCATTGATTTTGTGATACAATTTCCAAAGTTTGTTCTTGATCTTATCAACTGGCACTTTTGGTGACTTGTACTTGGCATCTGGATCAAAGCCATGCCCATCAGACATGATTGCATCTTGTGCTGCTTTTGTGAACCAATAAACAACAAATGGAATGAGCCAGATATCAATGAGCATCTTTCTCTCCTTTTCTGATCCAATTGAAAAAGATCAACCATGCAAGAAACACAGCACCAGCAATCACTGCCTCTGTATATTGACCAACAATCACTGCTGAGATCAGCACACCAAGTGTGATGCCAATTACTATCAAAGGAAATTTTTTCATGCTAATTATTTTTACCTTGTTTTCTCATTTCTCGTTCTTCTCTCATCACTTCATTTTGGTCACTTGTATCTTTATTAGCACCAAAAAAGAACATCATAATGGTAGTGACTGTTGCTGATAATGCACCAAATGCAGTGTAAAATATTTCTTTATTTTCTGATGGTATTACATAAAATACTATAATATAAAGCATTATCAAGAATTGCAACACCACTGTGATTGCCAATAAATACGGAGTGTTTTTTGCAAGCCAGCTTGCGCTCTTAGACCTTTGAATGCCAAGATTCATATTTCTGGCATTTGCTTTATCTGCCAAGTATGCTTTGTCCATTTCAAGAGCAGCTTGCTCTGCATCAGCTTGCATTTGCAACTTGAATTGCTCAAGCTCTTGTTGACCCTCAGCAATTGAAATCTTGCCATCTTGCACTTTGGTAAATATCTCAACACCTTTGTCAGCCATGATGCCAAGAGTGTTTTTCAAACCTTCTTTGACCATGCCAGATGGTGAAAAGCTTTTGATGGTGTCCAAAATTTTGCTCATTTTACCATTTTACTTTGTTTGACCAATATGCTGCACTCATCTTTCCTTTTGCAATATTCTTTGCATGACGAGCTTTGAATGACTTTCTCTTTGCTTTCATTGCTGCACTTTCATTTTTCTTTGGCTTGCCAGCAGTCTTTGCACCTTGTTGACCAAATCTGATGAGCTTTTCTTTGCCATTCTCACAAGCTTTGACAACATGAGACTTTGTTGAATGATTTGGTGTTCTCTTTGGCTTGTTGCAAGACAAATCTTTTTTGCTCAATCTTGCCATTGCTCATATTTTGTTTTGCTATCAATCTTGACAGCTCTCAAAATTTGTTTTCTGTTTCCACTCACTTTGTATGACACATGAACCCAGGCTGGATTGACATCATCACCAAACTCCCAGATCATTTGATCAAAGTCAAGGTTCAATCTGATGTAATCAAACAACATGAAATTCTCATCACCAACATCAAGATCAAGTGCCTCACCTTTGCAATGCTGACTGCTCAAACTGCCATTGATAGCTTGATTGAGCTGTGGTGATCTGTATCCACTGCTCACAGTGATTGGCTTGGCATACCAATCTCTCAATGGCTGAAATACTGCTTGAGCAATTGCAATCAAGTTGTCTTGATGTCTGAGTGATGGTATGTTGTCAATGTTTTTTCTGATCGCTGTCTGGCTTTTGATAACCTCAGCCAATGACAAGTTTTTGCTCAACATCATAATTCAAAAAATCCTTTGATTGTTTTCCAATGTGAGAGAACAGCTCCCAAACCTACACCACCAGCACCCATCCAAAAGTATCTTTTTGCAGTGTTCTGAGTTTTTTCAATGTCATTCACTTTTGAAATCAAGCCATCATGATAATCATTTCCAACCAAAGCCTTGTGAATGTCATTCACTTTTTCATGTACAGTGTCAAGCTTTTCAATGTATTCTTTTTCCATAGTAAAAAAATTAACATTATCATTCAAATTCATTATTTATAAACTCATCTGGCAAAGATTCGCTTAAAGTCATATTGCTGTGTTCATAATTATTATGTTTAACAACAGCATACTTTTCCGAATCTTCAAATGATTGCAAAGGTGTTGCCCATGTAGATGTTGTACCATTGTATTGTTCAGCATCATCAACCTTGCTGATGTAATATTGAACCTGTGATTTTGTGCCTATATAATACATTATGGATATATGTTAAAAAAGTCATTAATATTAGTTTCTATTCCTGTTCTGTTGCCACTCTGTGAACTATCCCAAACAATGTATTCACTTAAAAAGCATATTTGTGGAATAGCGGCTGCCCCAAATTGCAAAACATTAATTTCACTATAAGCAGTAGGGACAATATCCCTTACTCCAAAAAGTTTTGTCGTTGTTCCTACACTCGTATATAGATTTGCTCTACTTGTTATTGCTCCATCATCAGCACCATTAATTCTCAACGACGGCGAACCAACACCACTTAACGCGCTTGATGCGTCGCCAGATTGAAAATAAATATAGTTAGGGCTGTAAAACAGCACTCCCCTAATAGAGTCATTTTCGAAAACAGTATAAACTTCAACATTAGTTGTGCTTATTCCTGTGACACCAGTCACTCTCAAGAAATTACCACTTGCATAATTTACCGCTATATTTCCGTTGTCGTTGGTTTCAAAAACTCCAGCAGTTAATAATTTTGGTTGCGTACTTGCCGTTGAGTTGGTCACATCTCGCCCACTTATGCCAGCCTGTGAGTACCATGTCACAAGATAACCATCGTTGCTTCCAATCCAATTGCCAAGCCTTGTGTTTCCACCATCTTCACTGTCAAGACTCAACTCACCATTTTCATCTGGATAGAAATCCTTCTCTGGCTGACCTCCTGTGTCTTTTCTAATTCTGACTAATGCTCCTGTATAAGAACCGCTTAACAAACGAACAGAATAAGCTGCTGCTGCGTTTGGGTAATCATCAAGCAAACCAACAAAATCAGCCAAATCACCAGTCAATGTTCCTTGACCAGCAATGCTTGCATCAAGCTGTTTAATGTTGCTTAAATCAGCACTAAAAGATCCAGAGCCAACAAAATCAGCACTGAAATCTCTCAAACTACCAGCCAATTGACCAAAAAGAGAACCAACTCCGTTGAATCTGACTCTCAAACCTCTGCCAGTGTCATTGGTTTTGCGAAGATTACCAAAACCAATCGCAATGTTGCCAAACTTAAATCTGTTAAACTTGCCTTTGCAACATCTCATTTAGTCCATTTTAAATGTCAAATTGCCAGCAGAGAATTTCACCTCATCAGCAGCAGAAATCGTTTTGCTTGATGCCAAAGTTTCTCTTGCCAACTCATTGCCACCAGTCTGTGCATCATGTACACTTGCAGACACTGCTGTTGCTCCACCAACTGCACTTGCAGTGAATGTGATGTCTGTTGAATTTGCCATGATTCTGCCAGTGCCATCTGTGGTGATTGTGCCAAATGTGATTGATTGTCTGTTTGCTGATCCAGTGATTGTTGAAAGAATTGAGTTTCCAGATCCATCAAGTAAATCAACATAGACATTTGTTGGTGCTGATGCAAAGGTTGAGCCTTTCAACCAATTCAAAATCTGATCTTCTAAATACTGAGTTAAGCTTGCCATTTTTTATTTTTTAAAATTTTAACATGATTTAATGTTATCGCATTCAAGATCCAGATCAAGAATGATGTCAAGAGTCAAGCTGATCATAATCTGACTCAACTTGAATCTCATTTCATTTTCACTGAAATCTCTTTCAAATATCTCTGTTTTATCATGCAAAGCCTCAGTCATCTGAATCTTTGCACCTTGCAATGCACCAGAGTCACTCACAAGTGCTGGATCATTATTGGTCACAATCTTTTGGCTGACTTGATATATTTCATCAAGCTCTGGCAACTCACATCTCTCTTTGAAAATCACCAAGTTGACTGGATATGTTAATCTTTGAACATAGCCACCACCAACATCACCATCAATCTCCTCTGCTGTCACTGTGCCATTTGGTAATATGTATGAGCATGAGCTGACTTTTGCAAAGTCAATGATTGCACCATTCTCACCAAGCTGCTTCACAACTGATCTCTCATCAATAGTCACTTTCTCACAAAGACCATAATTCACATTTATGTCAGTGAGCTTGTTGTTGATGTATGTCACAATCTGATCAATCAATTTCCTTTCATTTTTCTGTTGAGAACTTGCTCAACAAGTTTATTGAAATTTTTTATTTCAGTCTTTGAAAACTCAAAAACTACATCACCATATTTTTTCAATATGCCACCAATTTTGTCAAGATTCTCATTTCTTTTCACACCTTCTGTCCACTCTCCAGAACGATAAGTCAATGATGTTCTGAAATCTTTCTCAAGATTTCTGAAAACAACAAGATTCACTTTTGAGCCTCTGCCAATAAATTGCTTAAAATCTTTGTACCCGCCAGCAAAGTATTTTGTCTTACCACCAAGCTGTGTTGGTGAGTTTTTCTGTGAGATTCTGATTGGTTTTGTGCTATATGTGCCAATGTTGCGACCATTCGCGTTCAATCCTCTGATGAATATTCTGTCAACTTTCTTTTGATTCACATCTTGTGCTGCATTGAATGCAATCTCTTTCTGGAGAGACAATATCTCTCTGGCTCTTGCTGTCAGAGCTGCTTGATATGCATCTATGGAGTCAAAATTTGCCATCAGATCATGGTATCATCACTTTTCTCTTGACAGTCTTTTTGCACTTGAAACAAATGTCATTTGGCAATGCGATCTGATCAAGCAAACCTTTTTTGATCTTTCTGCCATTATCATCAAATGCACCAAACATTGCCATGTTGTATTCACTCTCGAATCTTTCCATCATTTCACGAGCATCACCTCGAAAGATGATAGTGGTTGAGTTTTGATTCTTGGAGAATAATATCTCCTCAGCCAGTTTTGCACCTACCAAATAGAGCAATGAATATTGTAGTCTGTTTCTGATTGAACAGACAAAGTTGTCCAAGCTGCAATTCAATGAGTAGATGATTGACACACCTTGAGTCTGACCACCAAGATTCAAATTGCTCTTGCTCAATGTCTCTGATGAGCCAATTGTTGCACCTTGTCTGTGCATAAAACCATCATAAGTTGAACCAAATATGCATGAACTGCATCCTCTTTGGCTGATTTGTGATCTGTATGTTGTCACATTCTGCTGAGGATAAGCAATGAAAAGCTGAGTTTTTTGTCCATCTGTTTTGAATGTCTGATCAACATCAACATCTGTGATTGTGCCAGCATTGGTTGTCACTGATTGAGTGAACAGTTCTGCACCAGTCATCACATCAAAGATTTTGAGATCAAATGTCTCAGCATCTTTTGTGAATATTCTCACTTTGTCAATGTAGATTTCAAGATATGGATATTTGTTGACCTCTAAAAACAAGCCACCTAATGTGTCAGCAGTGTGACTCTCTTCAACTCTATTCTCTTGATAATAGCCAGCAACACCATTTGAGAGAACTGTGTTGCGCTCAAGCTTGCCATTGAAATGTGTCTCAACATGATTCTTGATGATCTGCTGACAAAAGCCAATTTTGTTATTGACCAATGATGATGCATTCTCATCAATATCATTGCCATCAGTCACATCTTGTAAGCTGATACCAATATCATCAAGGTACATCACACCACTCTGTCTTGTATTAGAGCAGTTTCCAACAATATCAACAAGATTGTCCAAGCAAGAAATCAATGACATAAACTTTTATATTTTAGGGATGCACAATCAATGACCATGCATCCCATTAAATAAAACAAAACCCTCTGGAGTAGCTTTTATGATGCTATTTGAGCAGTGAACTGGTTGAACAAGTTCACACCACTCATGTCATCATTTACATCAAATAGATCATCTGGTGCAACTACGAATTTGTAAGTCAAACCAACAAAAAAGTTCCAAGTCTCGCACTCAAGCTTTGCACGATAGTCAAAGGTTAAGCCAGAGAATGGAGATGTCACTGTGCCAACAACTGTGTCAGCTTGTGTGATCTCTCTTGCTGGTGAGCCATGACCATATCTGTTGTATTTCAACATTTGAATGGCTGCTGGTGCAAATGCAAAGAATCTCTCTGCTCCAACAATGTCATCAATCTTTCTGTCATAGATCGGCATGATTCGAGTGCCAGCAGCCAATGCACCTTGATCAATTCCTTTTTTGTCAATACAACAACCAGCACCAATTGCTGACCAGTATTGACTCCAAAGTTTTGATCCACCAATGGCAACAATCTTGTCATTGTACTCCATGTCAGTGAACTCATATTGAACATCTTCAATCAAGTTGGTCACCCATGCACCATCTGTGTTTTTTGCATCAACAGTGATTGCATTTGAGTTTCCAGTGCTTCTGAAATTACCAACAAGAGCAGCAGCTTGTGTGATGCCATCTGTGTTGATTTTTCTCTCAAGCACATTGATCATCATTTGTATTTGCTGTCCAACATAAGTTGCATCATCTTGGCAACCAGTCACCAAGTCAGTGATTGGAATTGATTTCTTGATTGAGTCACCTTCTGTCTCATCAAGATCATATGTGTAGAAATTCTCAGTCAACTCTCCACCACCAGTGCAATCATTTGAATTGCTACCAACAAAATCATTGTCAGTTTCAAGGTATCTGTTGAAGTATTTGACTGTCACACCTTTGAGCTTGCCTCTTGCTGTCAATGGCTCTTGAACACCTACTTTGGCATTCTCATCACCAACAACATAGTCAAGAAAAGGATTTGATTGGTTGAACATTCCAGATGCTGCACCAAAAAAGTTTTCATCAAGTGCTGCTTGTACATTTTCGCACTCAACAAGTGAATTGATAGTATAACTCATTTTAAATCAAGTTTTTAACTGTTTGAAAAAAATTGTTTTGCAATTTTCTGCTTGCCAGCACACTTGACTTTTTTCTGAGAGTCAACTCACTTGTTGCTGAATGTTTATCTGGATTTGATCTTTAAGCCTTGAGCATTTTGATCAGCATCTCCAGATTTAATGTTGTCAAATATAATTGATTTTTTTGAATTGCCTTGACCAGCACTCATCTTGAGCAGACCAGCTTGCTTTGCCTCATCTTTGTAAATCTCAGAGAGAGTCAAAAATCTGTTGTCCTTTGCTACTCTCTGACCATTCTTGTCTGTGATTCTCAATCCACTTGCATCTGAGTCATCAAGCTCAATGTTGTATTTTGATTGAATGTCATCAAGAAAACCTTTGATGGCAAGTTCTTTGGCTTTGCCTTGCAAAGTGTCAGTGAAATCAACTTCTTTGAGAGCTGCTTGCTTTTTACTATTGAGCTGCAATCCAACTTTGTAATTCTGAAACTCTGATTTGTTTTTCTCAAGCTCTTGCTCAATGTTTGACTTTTGAGATGAGATTGCATTCAAGTCACTCACTGCTTTGTTGTACTTGCCAGAGATTTCATCAAGCTGTGCTTTGATTTCCTTGTCTGTTGCACCAGATGACTTTGCTTGTTGATTCAACTCAGCAAACTTGTTTTGCAGCCTATCAAATGCTGCATCAAAGGCTTTCTCAAAGCCAAGCTCATCCACTTCTGTTGGCTTGATCAGATTCTCATCAATGCCTTTGATTGATCTCTTGAGTTTTGTTTCAAAAGAGCCAAGAGTCTTGCCAACTATTTTGCCAACAATCTGCTTGTCCTCATGTGCCACATTTCTGCCAACATAGTTTTCATCAATTGCTGCTTTGATAGCTTGTGCTTTTTCATCATCGCCAAGCTCCTCCAGAATTTTGTTCAAATCACTCATTTGTTTTATTTGTATTTGGTTAAACGCTCATTTATTAACTCATTCACTTCAAAGATATGACCATGCATCACTTTGAGAGCTTCAAGTTTTGACTTTGATCTTGCTCTCATGATGGTTGTCTTGATCTCATCAAGCTCATCTTGATCAATCTCTGGCTCTGATGCTTCAAACACTTCAACATCTTGCTCATCAGTCTGATCAGCTTTTGACTCAGCAAATGTTTGAATATTGGCAACTGGTATGTCTTGCTCAATGTGTTTTTGTCTTGGAAAGCCATTTTGATCATATTGATCACTCTCAATTGACCATCCTTTGTGAACCAATCTCTTTGCAGCAGAGAGTGCAACATCATTTTGCACTTTGTTTCCTTTTGCTATTCTGACAAACTTCTTGTTGTCATGCTTATTGATTTTCATATTCATAATTTACAAATTTAACATTTTGGTCTATACATGAATTTTTTCTTGTCAATGGCATTCAACACAGCAGTCTGTCTCTCAGCACTTTTGGCTGCTTTGTGCCAGATGGCTGACTCTTGTGAGTTGTCTTGCTCTTTGACAAAGTTCTTTGGTCTTTGAATGCAGAGTCTTGGAATCTCTCTGTTAATGCACAGCTCTGCAACTTTGACATCAACCATGTTGTTGAAATCATCACCAATGTATGAAAACAAATCAACATCATCAAAGAGTGATGAGTGAAAAGCCATTGTGCCAGTGCCAAGCATGGTCACAAACTGGTCATTTTTGATCTCAGCAGAAAAGTGAACCACTTTTTGATTCCAAAAGTAATCATCAACAGGATGCTTGAGATAATATGATCCATGAACACCAGCAACACATCTGTGATTCTTTTGCTTGAGCTTGAGAGCAAGTGTCTCAAAATATTGTGGATGGTAGATCAGATCATCATCACAAGTGAAATAATAGTGTGAATATGGTGTCAAATGCTGCTCAAGAAACTTTGATCTTGCACCATGATTTGCATCAGCAAGATGATTGATTGTTCCATCAATCAATTCATAGTCAGATGGCTCATTGTGCCAAATATTGATTTCAACTGGCACAACAGACTGCTTGATTGATTCAATGGTCTTTGGCAAATGTTCTCGTCTTGCATTGTGAGTTGCAATGCTCACCACTATTGGGTCAAGATGCATTCTCTCTCTCAATTATCTGTTTGTGATATGATCTTGTTGTTTTGCCAACATATGGATCAAACAAGCTGCCAGTGTCAATTGTAGTCACTAATCTGTTGATTTGCTCATTGTTTGCAATCTCATCAATGAGAACACCAGACATCATGCCAGCACTAAACAACAGCACAAGCTTTTTGTCAAAATGCTCTGCAATGATTTGCTTGAGATGTGACCAAATCTCTTGTCTCTTTTGCCATGCATTTTTTTTTGGTATCTCAACCATGACATTGATGAAATTGAGCTTTGCAAGTGAATGATTGCCAATCATCACCACATTTCTATTGCTCAAAGCATGAAAGAGTGCTGGCATCCATCCCTTGATTGATGCATCATGCAACACATCTGCATTGCACCACTGCTGAGGATACTTGTCAAAGTCAGTGAAAAGATCATGTTTGACTGGCTGCAATCCAACAAAATAGTCTTGCTCTTTTTTGTATATTGCTCTCAATGCTTGACCAAGATCAACAAAGTATTTGTGATCATCGCAATTCTTGCCTTGCTTTCCAGCCATGCACATCATCTCACCATCACCAACTCTGGCAAAGTGAAATGGCTCAAGCTTTTGCAGCTTGTCAACTATTTGATGGAATGTCAATTCTTTCATTGATTCTGCTTTTCATTTTTTCAATCATCTTTTTATTTCGCTTTTGCTGTTGTGGATGATACCAAAAATCAACCCATTTGCCAGATCCAAGCACCAAAGTTTGATATTGCCATTTCAAATCTTTCAAGTGAGTCACCTTGTGCATATCTGATCTTGCTCCAGAAAGAATGTTGAACTTGTTCCACAATTCACTCTCAATCAAATCATTGAGCAGATGCCACTCAGCACCTTCAATGTTGTACCTCAGCACATTGAAATCACTCAAGACAATCTCTTTTCTTTCAATCAAAGTGCTAAGTTTCACACCTTGCACTTTCACAAAGTCTGTTGTCACATTGTTCTTGTCTGGAAATATCGAGTTGCCATGACCATCACTTGACTCACTCAAATACAATGGCAACAATCTCTCTGTGTTGTTGATTGCATAGTTGAGAATCTTTGCTTGTGGATGATTATCTTTCAATTGCTCAATATATTCTGGATGAGCTTCAATGCCATACATGGTCACATCATGACCAAGTGCAGCAAGTTGAAACATATCAATTTCAAAGCCATCCTTGTGCAGACCTATGTCAATATATGTGATTTTCATTTCAAATGACTTTTATCTGATGGATTTTGATTTCTGTATCTGTGAAAGACATACACACCAAGCATCAAGCCAAGTCTGCCACCTTTTGTGTACAAGTCTTTGTGCCATCTATTATCAATACCAAGCATTCCAGCACCTTTGAATGGCACTCTCTTGAATGTTGATACTTTGGCGCAAATAAACAAGCCAGAGAGCAAGCTGAATGGTTTCATCTCTACAACTCCAAGACCAGACTCTCTTTGTTTTTTCTCTGCAATTTTCACATGATGCAAGACATCAAAGTTGTTTGACATCTCTCTTGCATGACATTGCTTGAGCTGTCCAACTCTGTTGGTCATGCAAGTGAATGCAGTGAAATCTCTTGAGTGGGCATCAATGATGGCTTGAATATGTTGACCAAAGTTTGATGTCAAGAACATGACATCAGCATCAACAAAGCAAAGCCACTCATCATCATCATACTTGTCAACAATTCTGTTGTATTCTGTTGCAAGCTGCTTGTCTGCACAATATGGTGACACAAAGTTCACTTGAGTCTTTGATTGTTTCATCAAATTAAGCTTTTAAATGCATCAAGACTGATTTCATTGAGCAATAATGCTCTTTTTTTCTTGTACTCATCCCAAGTGACATGATGACCAGACCATTGACCTTGATCATTAATTTGATTCAATGAATTAAGGAAAACACCAAGACCCTCATCAGTTGCAATGGTGAATGTTGCTTGTGGAAATATTTCTCTGATCTTTATCCATGCTTTGTATGTGTCACCATTCCATCTGCCAATTGGCTTTGGTCTTGGCACAACTGTCTCAAAATACACTCTTGGTGAGCAGTCATGCAAGATGATAATTCCATCCAAGCTCAAGCATTGAAACGCATTCCAGAAATCTTTCTCAACTTGCTCTCGTTCATGCAATCCATCAATGAAAATCACATCAAACACTTGCTCATTGCTATCAAAGAAATCATCACTGGTCATCTGAAAGATTCTGTTGCTCTTGTATATTGGTGATGGATCAATGCCAGTCTTGTCAGCACACTCAACTTTGAGAAAGTTGTCACCATTGTGAATGCCTATCTCAAGGTATTTTGGATCACTATTCTCAAATTTTGTTTTTAAATAGTGATTGATCACTTGCCATCTATGCATGGTCATGTATTAAAAATCTTGAACCAATCAAGTCACTCCACTCAACAATCTCTGGAGTCATGTTGTGCTTGTCAAGCAAGTATGGCAAGAAAATCTGATCTCTGTGAGTGAACCATTTTGCATGATGAAACCAATCAAATGAGAATATGTCAACAGCTCTTGTGTTTGGTCGCATCATCAGACCAGCAGCATACAAGCCAGCATCTTTGTTCCATCTGTACTCTCTCAACATCAATCTTGCTCTCTCAAGATCAGCTCTGTTTGCTTTGCCAAGCTTTTTGCAAAGCTCAATTTCTTTGTAGGCACAATGATGAAATGGATGATTGACAATCATGAAATGTGGCAACTCATCAAGATCACAATTGACTCTGATGTTTGCATCATGATGAAACACTTTTTTGAATGGCTCTGGATAAAACTGAGCTGCACCAAGCAACTTGAAATGTCTTGATGCAAGTTGTGGATTGCTCACTGACTCAACTCTCTTGACTTGATACACATCAGACTTGATGTCTTGATCTGTAAAAAGCACATAAGTCCAGTCATGGTTGATGTTGTCTGGCAATGGATCACGCCACACATCTTTGTCACCAAAAAGGTATGAGTAGCAAATTTTTGTCATCTGGTTTGTTTTATTAATGACAAATATATAAATTTATTATTCAACTTCTGGTGGCAAATAACCAAGACCTCTTGCTCTTTGAATTGCTGATGGTGGCACTGCTTCAATTGGCACAGCAGCAAAGACATGATCACAATTGTATCCACCAGCATATGTGAAAATAGTTGCTGGTGTTGTGCCTTTTCTGCGACCTTGCCAGCCATTTGATGTTCTACATTTGCCAAGATTTTGCAAAGCTCCCCAACTTTCAATTTCTCTCTTGTGATAGTATTTGCCTTGTCTCTCTTGACAAAAGCATCTTGAGTCACTCACCAGTGAACCACTGTATCTGTAAAAATCAAAGCTGTATTGAGACTCAATTGTTTTTTGATACCTTCTGTCACTCGCTGCAAAAGTATCTCTCACAAGTGTCTTTCTGTTGCCCAGCAGATTGCTCTCAACTTGCTCATTGCCCACAACAATCTGCTGCACTGATTGAATGACATCAGTGAGTCTTGCTCCAGATGTGACAGAGTCTCTCAATGCTGATTTCAGTGGCTCAATGAGTGCTTGATTCACTGCTTGCTCATCTAATAATGCCAACACATCAAGTTGTGATTGTCTCAGCACTTGTTGAAAGATTCTCTTGTCATCAAAAGTGCCAAAAGCTGTTGTCATGTACTCAGCAGCCAATGCACCTTGTTGCTCAAGAGAGCCAGCAAAATCTCTCACTGCATCAATGTATGATCCACCAAACAACACATCATTTGCTCTTGCACCAATTTTCTCAATGAGTGCAATGTTCTTTGTGTTAAGAATTACTTGACCAGATGCATTTGTCTCAAGCTGATTGATGAGAATTGACACTTGTCTCATCACATCTCTCTGTGCTTTCTCTATTGCTCCAAATAGCTCATTTGGTAGCTTGTCAATGTTGGCTGACCTTTGCTCAATGAGATCATTCAGTGATGCCATTCACTATTCTCTTTGGGTCTCCAAGAATGGCTCTTGCAGTTTTGTCATCAAAGCCATAAATCTCCTGTAATAATGCAAGACCAGCACTGTATTGTGTGATGCCTTGAGCAACTGACTCTTGAATGCCAAGCACACCTTGCACACCACCAACAGATCCCTTGAGTCTTGCTTTTGCTTCACTCTCAATATCAACATTCTCTGGAATATCATCACCAGCAATGTCATCAATATCATTGTCAAAGATGGTTTGTGCAGTCATGACATTTGAATTTGTCTCATCTTGTGCCATCTTTTCAAGCATCTCTCTTTGCTGATCAAATGTCAAAGACCAAAAGCTGTCATCCATTTGTGAGATATATGTGTCAAATGACCAATGCAATGTGGCTTTCCATTTAGGCAACAAGCCAGTTGCCATGATAGCAATCACATCAGTTGTGCTTTGCAAGTAATAGTTATCAATCTTTTGCTTGAGATCAACAGTCATTTTCAGCTTGTCATTGTTTGCAAATCTCACACTCATCAGCTCTTTGGTCATTTCACCTCTGATTGCATCTGGCAAATTTTGTGAATCTCTCAACTCAGCACTCAAGTCTGTCTCTGATCGCAAAGCAAAGCTCACTGGTGGCTTGACTGATGGTGATTGAAAATCAATGTATCTCACATTGCCAAGAATGTCAATTCCCCACTTGATGAGATTGAACATCTGATTTGAATACTTTGAAATAAATGAGAACAGCTCCTCACGATCAATCAACTTGCCTGTTGCTGTCTCTTTGCCACTCTTTTTGTCCAAGCTGATTTCAATGCCCATGAAAGAGAATGACACAGCAACATTGTGATTCACTTCATTTCTCAATGCATCAATCATTGATGAGTCTTTCTTGACATAAGTCACTGGATCAAATGGCAATGGCTCAGAGTCATTCATTCTGTTTGGCACTTGCACTTGAGTCACTCTCAATGGTGATTGCATTGATCTCTTTCCAGATCCATTGCATGATGGACAACTCTTTTGCTCACCATTCTCATTGATGACATATCCATCAACACAGCCATCAAAGTCACACTCATCAACCCACTCAATGCGCTCCATGAATACATTTGAGACCTTGTTCACTCTCAAATTTGTTGCATCAATTAAAGCATCATTAAGATTTGGCACTGCATCCATGAAGAGACTCTCATACCAAATTGCTCTGTCTTGTGTTTTTGCCTCACCACCAAGCATCTGAACTGGCAATTTGCCAAGATTATGCTCATAATAAAGAACAGCCTCAAACTTATAATCAAGTTTTTTGCCAATTTGCTTGAGAATCCAAATGTTTTTATGGTCATATAGTTTGAAAATCAAACCAGATTGCTCTTTTCTGTTGCCATATTCAACCAGAGACTTTTCACTCATCAGCAGCAATGCCATCTCACTGTTGATGTCAATCACTTTTGGTGAGTGATACAGCACAAAGATTGGCTCAACAAGTTCTGTATCAACAATCTCTGCATCAACAAAGTCAAGTGCAATCACTGCATTGGCATCCTCATCTTTTGCTGGCTTGACAATGTTTTCAAAATAACTCATGAGAGAGTTGAATTTTGGAAAGTCTTTTGTGAAATATGCCTCAGCAGATTGATCAGCATATACACCAGAGTCATTGCCCCAGTCAGTGATTGAGTAGTTTTGTGGATTGAAAATTCTGTTGATCTGTGTGGTTGCCTTTTTCCACACTGGTCTTGTGATTGGCTGATATGTGGCTCTTTTGTAGTCAAACTCCTCTTGAGTCTCATTTGGTGCTGATTCACTGATCAAGACATCTGGGAATGTGTCAAGCTGTGAATGCACTTTCACTTTTTCATACAACTCAACAGCATGAGAATATCTTTCATCTGTCCACTCTTTGCTCTTGTGAACAGTCTCTGCATATGGTATCACAACACCACTCAGCAGATCATCAATCAGTGTTTCATCAAAAACCATTTTATTTCTTTTTTCCGCAACCACAACCTTTGCGTTTGTTGCTCTTGTTCAAATTCAGTTTCATCAGTGTTTATATCTCATAAGTTTGTGAATGTCTTTTCTTGGTGACATTCCAATGATCTCTCTCCAGTTTGATCTGTTCTCTCTCTGATACAAATCATACACAAATCTGTGATTGTATCTGTGGTTACCATAGCAACCAAGAACAAAAAAGTCTTTTTTTACATCATCAACACTTTTGTTGATATGATAGTCAATTCTCCTTTGAAAATAGACTGGAAACCTTGTCTCAAAGTAAACATCAGCAAGATTGTTCTTGCTCATTGAGATGCCAAGATACAACTCATCTGGATGCATACCATGAAACCACTCTGTTGCCATGTTTTCAAATGGCTCATCAATAGCTTTCAAAGCATCAACAAAGAGTTTTTTTGTTGTCTTGCTCTTTCTCACAAACATGATTGATGAGTTGCAACCAATTGCTTGCTCTTTCAAGTTGTATTGCTTCGCAACACCATCATGATCATCAACCCAGTGCATTGCATCTTTTTGGATCTTGAAATCTTGCTCTTGATCAAACAATGGTGAGATGTCTTGCAACACAACACCATCAACATCAAGATACAATGTTTCATCAAAATGCAAAAGTGAATACATTGAGAGCTTGCCTTTGCCAGCTTGAATGCGTTTGTTGTCTGTGTATGCTTGAGAACTGATGTCTGTCAGCACATCAAAGATTTTTGCTCTGTCACCAAGCTCTTTGATGTAATGATCATGTATGAGCTGAATTGGCACATTTGGTGAGTGCTTTCTCAAACTCAAAGCCATGTTGAATGCAAATTCAAAGAAAATAGGTTTCCCAAAAGCCATCAATGTGACTCCTTGAGAAACCATATTTTGTTCTTTGCTCATCAATCAAAGATTTCATCTGCATTAGATGGTGCAGCACTTGGCACTGGCAACTTGATTGTGTCCCACATTGCTTGTGCAGCATACACTTGAACTGTCTTGTCATCTGCAAGAACTTCAAGTTTTGCCATGAAATTCACATCAATTGCATCAACAATCTTGATGGTGCTGTTTTTTGGCTCATACCATACAACTCCACCAGCAGTGTACTCATTCAAGTCATCATACAAAGTTGAATTTCCAGCAGTCACTGCTCTGTCTCTCCATGTAAGCACATGAGAGAAAGAATCAACTCTGTCTGGCAATCCAGCAACCTCAGATTCAGATGTTGTCTCTGATGCTTGAGCATATTCGCCTCTTATTTCCTTGATGATTTTGACTGAGCCATCTGCAATTGCAGCATCCCACTCAGCATTGGATGTGAAATCAGTGATTGTTGTTTGATTTGGTTTGATCAAAGCAATTGACTTGATGCCACCAAACAATCTTTCATTTCCACAAATCACTTCATGATCTCCAATCTCACCAAAGCAATATTTTTCTAAACTCATTTTTTTGAATTTTAGAATTTGAAAAAAAATTATTCACCTTTTCTGATGGCTGGTGAGATCAAGCCACTTTCATTCAGCTTTGACAAAAATATAAAAAAAAGTCAACTCTGGGTGAGCTGACTTTCTTTGGGCATTAAGAAAATTTCAAGAATGAACTTTTGGGCTATGAATAAAATCAGAAATCAAATGTACTAAATATTTCCAGAGTTTTTCACAATGCCTGTTGATTGCTCTGCCTCATAGCAAGTGAATGAGACAGCAGCTTGCTCATAACCATTATAATTTGGTGAATATTCATCAGCAGTCTTGACAAATCTTCTTGAATCGCCATTCAGCTCAATGGTGAAATTGTTCACATTTGTCAAATATGCCAAACATTCATGGACATACCAAGGCACAACATCTGTTGCAATAGTCACTTTTTTATTGATCTGGCTGTACAAGTTGCGCCATTGCTCAGAGCTGTTTTGATATGTCTGACCATCTTCATTTTCAAATACAGCTTGACCAACTTGCAATTTCTTGAGTCCAAATGTCAATGTGCTTGAGCTGATGTCTGACCATTTCAATCCAAAAACACCATCACCAGTGTGTGAGAATTGCATCTGATAGAACTTTTCATCAGTGATGATAAATTGAACTGACTTTCCAATGCCAGCAGATGTGTTGGAATTGAAATAATATGGTGTGTTTTCATCAAGATTCTCAGTCAATGCATTGATTTCAAAAGTGATGTAATTCTCATCCATTGTCTCAGCAGTGATTGCAATCTCACTCTCATCACTGCATTTCACAAGAATCATGTCAATCTCTTGCAATCTCACTCTTGTCATCTGCAATGCTGTGGCTGTGCCAGCAGATGTGAGTTGGAAACCAACATCAACAGCACCAGTTCCACCAGTCCATTGAAAGAATGTCTCAAGCTCTCCTGTTGTGTTGATAGTGATTGCAGCTCTCTCTGTCCAACCACCAGCAGCACCATTGGCTGATGTCTGTATCTCAAGATCAAGATCAGATGTGGCAAATGCACACACATCTATTTTGAATCTATACCAAGAGCCATTTGTCAATTCAAGCTGCTGATATAGAACTGTTGAGTTTGAGCCAGAGCTTTTTGAGACTGTGAATGAGTTGTCACCACTGCACAAGCTCACTGACCATGATGAGTCAACACCAGAGTTGTATTGTGACCAGTTTGTGAGATTTGATGGTTGATTGTTGTCAGTGAATTTTTGATTGTACCAAAGTTCATTGACTTGCTTGGTTTGAAACTTGATCAAGTCTGTTGTTTTATATAAAACTGCAAACTGAGCAAGATCAGTTTCATCAATCAGCTCTGTGTCAAACTCATCAAAGAATCTGATTGGCTGTGCTTTGATGATTGCGTCTGTTTTACTCATTTGAAATTGTTTTAAATTGTACTAAACCAGTTTTAATATCAACAGACATTGAGAGAATCCACATATCTGTTGCTGTGAGACCTTCACCACTCACAGAGATTTTCACTGATGGATCTGCAACAATAGCATTGACATCAACTTGTGAGATTGGTGCTGTAAACTCATATTCTTTGTCAAGAATGATGGTGTCATTGTCAAACTCTACATTCTCAGATTTCACTTGTTTGCCAGTTGATACCATCCAATATTTTTGTCTCCAAAGTGTACCAAGAAAAGCATTGTATAATCTGAAAGCTGGTGTGATTGTCAATCCAATAGTCAAGTTGCTGACCAAGTACAATCTTGCACTGTTTGTTGATTTGTTTGTATCAATTACCACAAAAGTGTTGTCAAAATGCTCTTGATTTTGTATCAATGAATCAATAGCTTGATTGCTTGCTGTCCATGTGTTTTCTGCATTCACAGCAGACTGACCACATTGCTCTGTTGACACATATGCTCTTGGTTGATGAGTGTTTTCATCAATCATCAATGTGTCTGGGCTTGTTCCAGCAAATGCAATGGTGTCTGTCTGAAATGTATCAGCACCATCAGATTGATTGATTGAGTTGAGTTTGAAATCACTGTTTCTCCTTGCTGAAATATTTCTCACACCAGTGATTGTCACAGATGCTGGTGAGGCTTGATCAAAAAATGTTTCTGTTTTCTCAAGCTTCATTGTTGGTGTGCCACCATCATCAAATATTTTGAATGTAACATCAAAAAATCTGTTCAACTCTCTCAAGCAGTCTGCAAGTGATAATTTTACTACACCAGTGACAGCAGTGCCAGCCCAATTGTATCTGATTACTGAGCCAAGAGAGATTGCAAGTCCTCTCATGCCTGTTGTTGTGTCATTTATTTTCTGGGTGCTGTTGATTGTGCCACCACTGATTGTGATTGCACTGATGTCAAATGCAGAAAATATCTCATAGACTCCAGATCCAATTTTTTGAACTCTAAATGGTGCGCCCATATCAAATGTTTTTCCAGTCACTGATGAATCACTGATCACATCTCTCACAAGACACACAAAAACTGTTGTATCTGTTGAGCCAGTTGCATTTGTCTCAGATCCAGTGAAAAGACCAATGTCTGTCTGCATTATGATTGTGAATGTTGATGAGAGAGCAATTGAACCAACTGTCAATCTCCATCTGGCAACTTGATTTTCATCTGTTTGCAACCAATCACTATCAAATGCAACTTGATCATCAGTGATTGATTTCACAATATGCTCAACAACATCATCAACATAATACATTGGAGATGATGCTGTGTTTGAGTCATCACCAGCAACTGCTGACAATGAGATTGATGTTGGTGTCAATCCACTAATTGTTGAACCATTAAGAGTTTTATTTGAACCAGAGTTGATTGTCAAATCTTGTCTGTCAAGTATGATCTGAGTCAAATTCTGATCAACAATCTTGCATTTTGCAATCTGCTTTTGCAAGTCAAACTCTACATCATAGCTGTAAATGCGACCATTAAAAAGTGTTTGAAATGCATCATCTGGATTGACTTTGAACTCAATCAGCACATCAAATTCCCAGCAATCAGATGCAGTGTCAAGTGCATCAATGTATGAATAAGCAGAGCCAACCCACTCAAGATTGGCTGTGTATTGATAAAAGATGCCTTTGATGTCATTGTCTCTCTCAATTGACAGCTCTGAGTCATTCCAATTGATCGGATCATCAACAACTTGTGGTGAGCCATCTGGGTCAAAAGTGAATCTGTATATCATTGCAATGTTGCTGTTTTATATTTTGGCTTGGCTTTCAGCTCATCAAGCTTGTTGACAATAGTCATCACACCTTTTCTCTCAATCTTTGCAAGCTGACCATAATCAATTGGCACACCAGATCCACCAGCTTTTCTCAATGCTTTGTAAATCAATGCAGCATCAACAAGCTCTTTGTTGCTGAGGTCTCTGCCAATTCTTGCATTGTCAAGTGTTGGAATGATTCTCTCACCATAGTTGGCAAGCACTGGAATCTGATCTTTGCCTCTTGCACCAGTCAAATATTCTGTACCTTCATAAAATCTTGGCACATCTTCTGACTGAGCAATTTTTCTTGCTTGTGATATGTTTGCAATTGTGATTGCTGTGAATGTTGCTATTGCGCCAAGTGTTGATGCAATTGCTGCTGCATTTCCTTGTTCAGCATCCTTTCTTGCACCTTTTGATGTCGCAACAAGAAAGTTGGCAATTGCCTCAGCTTGACCAATGCCAATCTGAAAGAGAGCCATCTCTTTGGAGTTGTTGTTGAATGAGTTGAGAATGACACCAAGAGCATTGAATGATGCAGCAGCAACTTGACTTGATTCATTTAGTTGCAACATATTTTCCTCATGCAAATGTTGTCTTCTATCTTCCTCTTGTTGCATTCTCAATCTTGCAGCAGCTTCCTCATTAACTGAAACTTGAACAACTTCTCTTGTCACCTCAGCTCTTTTGTCTAAGTTTTTAATTTGTTTTTGAGTGATCTCTGTTTCAACAGTTGCTGTTCTGTTTAGAGCATCATATTTCTCTCTTATTGAATCAAGATTGTCAGCTCTTTGTTGCTCAAGTTGCCATATCTTGATTTGTAATTCAGCATATCTCTCAGACTCCTCATTGAAATTCTTTTGAAATTCTTTGGTGAGTTTTATCTGTTCAGCCAATGAGCCAATTGAATCATCAGTATCAGTGAAAGTCTCTGCCAAGAGATCCATGTCAAGAGCTGTGTTTTTTATTGCATCACTCAACTCATCCATTGCCTCTGCTGATGCTTTTGCTGCAAGCTCTGACCTTTCAAGCTCATTGTTGAGTTCAATTTGTTTTTCAACAGTCTCATCAAGCAAATCAGCAGCATCACTCAGTGCTGGATTGATTTTCAACACCACTCTCAATGCTGATTTCCACCATCCATCATTCAACTCAATGATCTGTCTTGTGTCAGTGACAATCTCATTTAGTGATTGAATGAAATCCACCAAAGCTCCAGATGTGCCATTGCCAATGCTGACCATTAAAAGATCAACACTGTCTTTCAGCATTGAAATCTGACCAATGAGAGTCTTTGCAATTGCATCTGTTGCTCCAGACACACCTTCAAGCTCACCAAGACTCAACACATATTCTCTGATAGAGTCAGCAGTGAAATCAACTTGTGTCTCAACCTCTTTGAATGTGAATGTGACTTGATCTCCTTGCTTTTGGGCTCTGATGCCAAACTCTTTGAGTCTTTCAAACTCACCAACTTGTGCATCAATTATTGCCTCAGTTAGCTGATCAAAAGACTTGCCAGTTGATGCAGCAACATCACCAAGCTTTCTCATTTCATCTTGTGTTGGTCTGAAACCTTGATTTGCAAGCTTGACAAAAGCATCAGTCAGCTCTGCAACTTGAAATGGTGTTGTGGCTGCAAATTGCACAATCTCAGCCATTGCCAGTTGTGCAGCACTATTTGATCCAAGAGTGTTTGTGAGAACAGCTTCAAACTTTTGAAACTCACCAGTCACTCTGATGATCTCTTTGCCAAATTGCACAAGCTGATCAACAGCAAATGCACCAGCAATCATGCCACCTACTTTTTCAAATGACTTTCCAATTCTGTCAGCTCTTTGAGTTGTATCTTTCTGAGTCTTGTCAAACTTTTGATTGATTTCATCAATGTCTTTCTTGAATCCATCAAGCTCAAGTCTATATTTTGCCAGTATTACATCATCAGCCATTTGATTGCTTTTTTGATTCTTTGATTTTGAACATGATCAACTCAGTGACTTGTTCAACAGATTGACTCAAAATTAAATCAAATTTTGCAATGTCTTGATCAGCCAATGCCCAGAGATTTGATCTCTCACCTTGCAGCTTGTCAAAAATCACTCTTTGGTGATAGAGTTCAATCTGTTTATTTTCTGACTCAGATGCTTTTGGCTCAGATCCCAAAGCTGAGAAAATTCTTTTTCTGTAAGATGTGACAAGCCCATCCATTCCAAGATATGCATCTGTTTGAGAAAGCTGAAATTGACTTTTTTTTTGAAAGTTTCTACTTTCTGAGCCAAGACTTTTTCATTCACTTCTGTTGGATTCTCATCATCTCTGATCAACAAGCAAGCAACCATCTCAATCAAGATGTCTGTTTGAATGATGTGACTCTCTCTCATTCTTTTTTCATCAAGCAATGACTTGAGATTTGCAAGTTTCTTGTAATATGATCCAAGACCTTTGTCTTTCTCAAGCTCTTGAAATAGATCATCAAGTCTCTGATCAAATAGCTGTTGTTCTTGTGCGCCCCATGCTTGAACATATTGCAACTTTAAGGTGTCAACATAGCTCATCCTTTGAATTGGCATTTTGTAGTCTGGCTTATATCTCCAGTATTTTGTGCCATCAGTATCAATGAAAGCCACTTCGCAATGCTCTCTCCAATCTTTGTGATTCATTGTTGTCTCATAGACAAGAACATTGAATTGTCTTGGTGCAAGGCTGTACAACCATTTGATGAATTTATTCATGATTTTGTTTTATATGCTTTTTGTGATCGCTCACATGATGATTTGCTTTTGTATCTGCAAGAGGATGATCCAAGTCTCCACTTGCCATTGGCACACTTAACACAAGGCATTATTCTGGCACTATTTGAGCAATGATGCCATTGAGAATACTCACAACTGGCATTGCAATGATGATTTGAATCACTGGGATTGGCTCTGATGCTGAGAATGTCCACAAGAGCCAAACAAGAGCAGTGTGAGCTGATGCCATGCAAAATATGCATCCAATCAATGGCTTGTACAAGAATGATGGCAACTTGCTCAACAGCTTGTCAAGTGGCTCAAGAATCATCTCTGGAAAGCTTGAACGATATACACCAAGACACCAGAGTGATGTGATAAGAGAAAAAATCAGAAAGTCAATCATGGTTTCAATGTTAAGATTGCAGATGTTGGTGTTGTTCCATCAATGACATTGTTGAATGTCAACACACCTTTTGTGAATGGATATGTTGTTGCTCCAATCTGAGCAGCATTGAATGACACAGCACCTTTTTGCTGTGAGTCAAGTGTATCAAATATCTCAAACTCATAAGGCACACCAACATCAAATGTGGTTGTGATGCTTGCTGCAACAAGCTCATTGACATCACCATCAATTGTGATAAACCAAGACTTTTTGGTGTTTGGATTGGTGATCTGGATCTGATACCCAGCAGATGGTGTTTCAACTTCAGCAAATGTGATTGTGTCAACAGAGCAATTGACATTTTGGAAATGTGCTATTTCACAAGACATGATGATGTTTTTTACAAATTTACAACCAAAAAGATTGATGATGTCTCTGTTTTTTTATATATACTTTTTTGGCTTGATGACGAAATCACCGATGAAAGCATTGAGCAAGTATCTGAAAGCATCAGCATGGTCAGCTCTTTGACTCTCTTTGTTTCTGTTCTTTTTCAAAATATTTCCTTCATCATCTGCCTCCACATATTGACAATCAATCACCAGTTGTGGACACTTGTCTGCATTGATCATCACATCTGGATGCTGACTCAATATGAAATTCACCAAGTGTCTATTCTCTGAGACTTTTGGGTTTGATCTTGGCACAGCCATTCTCTTGCTTGACACATTGAGCTGTGATCTGATCATCTGCCAAGCATCAATGTTGTTCTGTTGAGTGATCTCTTTCTTTCGCTGCATGGCATCACCAGTGAAATATGCTCTTGAGAGTTGAGCAGTTGAAAACTTTGATTTGATTCTCTGACACATCTTGTGAACATCACCATCAAAGAGAGTCAGCTCATCAAGCACATGAACATGATGACCAGAGCTGTCTCTGTATATCTGAGCAATGATGCACACAAATGGATCAACATTGAAATCAAAAGAGAATATCAGTGGAAATCTGTCATCAAGCTCAACATTGCCAGTGTGCTTTGACAGCTCGAAATTGTAGAAATATGGTGATTGCACCTCAGCTCTGCCCCATGCACCTTGATAAAATATTCTGTAATAATTTGGATTTGATTTTGCCATCATCTTGACCTCAGAGATGTACTCTTGATCAATGAATGGATTGTCCAACATCGTTGAGTGATGCACATGATCACCATCTCTCTGCTCATCAAGTCTTGATTTTGACCAGTGCCTCTCATCAACTGGATTGAATGTGCAAATCACTTGTTTATAGAATGGTGTTTCACCACGCAATCTCAAGATGAGCTGATCAAAGCTGTTCTTGTCAACTTCTGGACACAGCTCCTCAATCCATATGCCAGTGATCTTGGCAAGTGACTTGAGTTTCTCTGGGTC